GCTGGAAAGAAAGCTGTCCTCGCTGCCGCCCCGTGACGTTCCCGGAACGCCGGACCAATATCGCCTTGTCGTCAAGAACGACCTTCTGACGACGGATGCCGATATCAACCGGCGGCTCCACGCTGCCGGCTTTTCCCAGGAACAGGCCCAACTTGTCTACGACCTGGCCTGCGAGCGGCTGATGCCGATGATCAGCGAACTCGCGGCCATGTTCGAGGCCGATGCGCAGATCGAGCGGCTGACCAAGCAGTTTGGCGGCGAGGAGCGCTGGCGCGAGGCTGCCCGGCAGATTGATGCCTGGGGGCGCGCCCGCCTTCCCAAGCGGGTGTTCGAGGCCCTGTCAACGACCTTCGAAGGTGTCGTCGCAATGCACCGGATGATGGACGGCGAGGAGCCGGGCCTGGTCCGGGACGCCCCCGCGGGAGAAGAGAGCATCAACGAGGCTTCCCTGAAGCAGTTGATGCGCGATCCCCGATACTGGAAGCATCAGGACCCCGCGATCGTCGATAAGGTCCGCGAAGGCTTCCGCAAGTTATATCAGGACAAAGGGTAAGGCGGCCGAGCGTCGCCCTTGGCCCGCCGCTTCGGCGGCGGGCCGTCGCGATGGCACACCCGACGCGGTTCGCAGCCTCAGTTTCAGCAACGTCAAATCACCGTCGCGAGGACAACCCGCGCTAGAGAACAGTGCGAGGCCCTCGTCGTTCGGCGTTCGCCGGCGGTCCCCCGCCACAACCGGCATTTCCTCCCACCCGCTTCGCCTTCGGGCGATAGGAGACCTCTTGAAATGTCGACCTCCGTGGAGTTGTCGTTCGTCAAGAACTTCGAAGCAGAAGTTCATCTTCAGTATCAGCAGATGGGCTCGAAGCTTCGGAATACTATTCGTATAAAGAACAATGTTACCGGTTCCAGCACTGTCTTCCAGAAGGTAGGCAAGGGCACCGCGTCTACAAAAGCGCGTCATGGCAAGGTTCCTGTAATGAACGTCGACCATACGCCAGTCGAGTGCAGTCTTCAGGATTATTATGCCGGAGATTGGGTTGATCAGCTCGATGAGTTGAAGACCAACATCAACGAACAGCAGGTGGTGGCAAAGGCGGGCGCCTTTGCTCTCGGCCGCAAGACGGATGAGCTGATCATCAGCCAGCTTGCAAGTTCCAGCACCCAGGCCGGGGCCGGAACCGACGGAATGACCAAGGCGAAGGTCCTGACGGCCTTCGAAAAACTCGGTGAAATCGACGTTCCAGACGACGGCCAGCGCTTTGCTGTGGTCGGCTGGAAGCAGTGGAGCGAACTGCTCAACATCGAGGAATTTGCCAACGCGGACTATGTCGGCGACGACGACCTGCCTTGGAAGGGGACCCAGGCGAAACGCTGGCTGGGCGCCCTCTGGTTGCCGCACTCGGGCCTGCCGAAGTCCGGAAACGTCCGCAAGTGCTTCTGGTACCACAAGACCGCTGTCGGCCACGCGATCGGAGCGGAAGTCAAGACCGACATCACCTGGCACGGCGATCGTGCCGCGCACTTCGTCAACAACATGATGAGCCAGGGGGCTTGCCTCATCGACCCATCAGGTGTTGTCACCCTTCCCTGCCTCGAGAGCTGAGGACATCGACCATGGCTTACAACCCAAAGAACCTGAGCGTATTGGCCTACGCCAACGGGTTTACGCTCTGGCATTACACCAGCACTGACGACGGAACGGTTGTCGACAATACCGGCTACTTCAACGCCGCCGCGGACATGCTGCGGGTGGGGGACATGATCCTCGCCAACGTCGCGACGGCGAGCACTCCGGGGGCTGGCGTCTTCCTGGTCAACGCCAATGCCACCGGCAGCGTCGATGTCGCAAACCTGACGCCGTTCGGGACTACCGACGCCGACTAACGTCAGTAATGGCGCACACCCCTCCGTACCGGGCCGGTGCGGAGGGTGTGTGCTGCTTATTTCCCCGCGCCTTTGTTCCAGTCCACTCCAGAAATCCGCCCACAGGAGTTCGGTATGGCCCTCTCCCGAATCGACTTATGTTCTCGCGCCCTGCTGAAGGTCGGCGCCCATACCATCGCCTCCTTTGATGAAGGAACCGCGGAGGCGGAGGTGGCGGCCAGTCTTTACCCGACGGTCCGCGACGCCGTGCTGTCGTCCCATCCGTGGAACTTCGCAACCTACCAGATGACCCTGCCCAGGCTCTCCACTTCGCCCATCGCCGACTTCGCCAACGCCTTTCAGCTGCCTGCCGATTGTATCCGTGTCTTATCCGCTGGAACCGCCGGTCGCGGCCAGGGCGCCGTCTACAAGATCATCCAACGTCAGGTGCTGACCGACGTGGATGAGGTGGTGCTGACCTACGTGTCTCGGCCTGATGAGGCAGATTTTCCGGCTTTTTTCGACATCGCGCTGATCGCGCAGCTCGCCGCGGAATTCTGCATCCCGCTGACCGACAGCACCGGGCGCTGGGAAATCCTGCAGAAGCTGGCCGAGGGGGAGCTGCGGCGCGCAAGACTGATCGACGCCCAGGAGGATACGCCGCCGGCCATTGAGGATTTTTCTCTTCTAGAGGGGCGCATGTGATGCCGCACGCGCGGATCCATAAGACGAGCTTTGCCGGAGGCGAAATTGCGCCGCAACTGCTCGGGCGCGGAGATTTGCGGGCGTACGAAAACGGCGCCAGGCGTCTGCGCAATGTCTTCATTCACCCGACGGGAGGAGTGAGCCGCCGTCATGGCCTGCGACTGGTGGATATCGCAGCCGGGCCCGGTCGGCTGATCTCGTTCGAGTTCAACACCGAGCAGGTATACCTGCTCGTCTTCACCGACAGACGTATCGATGTTTATCGGGATGGCGCAAGAGTTGCCATCATCGGTGCACCCTGGACTGCCGCTCAGCTCGGCCAGATCAACTGGACGCAGAGTGCCGACACGCTGCTTATTGTACACCCGGACGTAGCACCCCGTAAGATAACGCGGACCTCCGACAACGTCTGGCTGCTGACCAGCTGGAATTTTTATTCGAAGGATAACTGGGTTTATTCCCCACACTACAAGTTTGCTGATCCGGCGGTGACGGTGCAGCCGAGCGGCACCGGAGGCCTTATCCAAGTTACGGCGTCTGCTCCCGTGTTTACGCCTTCGCATATCGGTGCGCGGTTGCGCATCAACGGCAAAGAGGTCGCCATCACTGCGGTGCTTTCTTCCGTGGCGGTGCACGCGGTCTGTGGCCAGCCGCTGACATGGACGACGCCGACGATCGATTGGACGGAGCAGGTCTTTTCCGAAGCCCATGGCTGGCCCATCAGCGTCTGCTTCCATCAGGACCGGCTGGTCATTGGCGGCTCGCGCGACATGCCCAACCGGCTCTGGCTATCGAAATCCGCCGATCTGTTCAATTTCGATGTTGGCGAGGGACTTGATGACGAAGCGATCGAGTTTCCCATCCTATCCGACCAGGTCAATGCCATCCGCCACGTGTTCTCTGGCCGTCATTTGCAGGTTTTCACGTCCGGCGCCGAATGGATGGTCACCGGGGATCCGCTGACGCCAACCAACATCCAGCTGTTCCGGCAGACCCGGGTCGGCTCGCGCATCGATCGGACAATTCAACCTCAAGACGTGGACGGGGCTACGCTTTTTGTGCCTCGCACGGGATCGTAGCTTCGCGAATTCCTATTCTCCGACGTCGAACAGGCTTACCAGGCTTCCGACCTCGCCATGCTCGCGCACCACCTGATGGATCACCCCATCGACATGTGCTACGACGAGTCGCGGCGGCTGCTCCACCTCGCGATGACCAATGGAACCGTCGCCACACTGACCGTCTATCGCGACGAAGAAGTCAGCGGCTGGACACAGCAGCAGACAGACGGCCATGTCCTCGCCATCACCAACGTCGGGGAAGATGTTTTCCTCCTGGTCGAGCGGGAGGGCACCGTTTTCATCGAAGTTTTCGACGAGACGCTGAACGTCGATTGCGGCCTGGCTGGAACTTCGGTGACCCCCAAACAGGAATGGTCCGGGGCAAGCCATCTCGAGGGCCGTCGTGTGAAGGTGCTGGCCGATGGCGCGGTGGTCGGAGACAAAGATGTGCAGGGCGGGATAGTAAGACTGGATGAGCCCGCTCTGTCGGTACAACTCGGCCTGCCGTTCACGCACACCATACAACCCCTGCCGCCA